CCTGCGCGCCTCGGCCGCGGCGCGCAGGCGATTCACGTGCGCGCGCTGCTCGGCGATCGCCACCGGCGCGCGCGCCTCCATGTAGGCCAGATCCGATTCGGCAGCGCGCAGGCGCAGGCGGCGCGCCAGGCGCACGATGGGGCTCAGGGGGTTTTTCATGCTGCGATCTCCTCGACGACGGCGGGGGTTTCCATCCAGTGCACCGACAGCAGCCAGCGCGCCTCGCGGTGTTCGAACAAGGTGCTGCCCTGCGGGCTGCCGAACGACCGCAGCCCCGCCAGCGCGGCGCGCACGTCCGGCTCGTCGACCGCCATCGCCTCGGCGTGCACGAGCACATCGTTCGAGAGCCGGCCCCGCCCGCCCGGCGCCGACTCGCGCCCCGTGTGCATCAGCGTCACGCCGATAAGGGTGATCGGCGCGCCGCCCAGCGCCTGGGCGATCGCCGCCAGCTCGTCGTAGCGGTGGGCGAGCGCCTCGCGCTCGAGGGCGTGCCTTGTCTGCATCGACTGCTCGGCCAGGCGGTGGAGCAAAGGGGTGGCTTGCATGACAATCTCCTCAGCAAGTGCCAATGGAATAGGGGTGGCGGTTCCTCGCTACAATGGGTGCGTCTACCCAGACAAACCCATCAACCGCTTGAACAAGGAACCGCCATGGAAAACAAACCGATGTCGCCGCAAACGCAGGCCGCAATGCTTGAATTTCTGCACTGCGCAGAAAACGTGCTGCACACCGATTGGGAATTCACTCTGGATGCCACGCGCGACCGGGCCATCGAGGACTTCATTGCGCCCGGCGGCACCTTCCTGGTGCCGTTGGTCGAAGACCCGGGCAACAACTGGGGCAGCCGGTGTGCGCTGTTGAGCGCACACCGGACCCTCATCGAGGCGCTGGCGGCCGAGGGCATTTACAGGTCGCCGACCATCGACAGCTGATAGTTGCCGCGCAGGTGGCTGCCCGTCTTCGCGCAGAAGTCGAGGTAGCTCTTGCCCGCCGGCGACCAATACTTCACCGTGATCCGGTCGCCCTCCACCCGCTTGATGCTGCCCGGCAGGCAGCGGTTCAGGCTCCGATCGTGCAGCAGCACGGGCAGGCCTTCGGCGACGAGCCTCGGGTTCCACCATGCCGGCTCGCGGCCGTCGAGCCACGCGCACAAGTGGCGCTCGCTGCCGCTTTCCGTGTTCGCCCGGGCCGTGCCCAACAGCTCCTGCAGGATCGACACCAGGTAGGGGGCCGCGATCTCGCCGTAGGTCTCGGGCGTTTGCTCGAGCAGGCGCCGCACTTCACTCATGAAGCGCTCGGGCTCTTCGCGGTAGCGGCGGTCCCACTCGGTGAATGCGGCCGCCAGGTCGGCAGAGGTAATGGCGATCGGTGCTCCGCCATCGACTGCGTCCCCATTGGCCAGGGCGCGGCGAGCCTCGGTCACGAGCTGGGCCAGCATGCCGGCGCCGATCCGGCCGGCGTCGGGGTTGAGCGCAGCGACGCGCTCGGCGAGGGTGTGTAGCGGGGAGGGGTGTGCAGACGTTTGCATGGTGGGCTCCTGGTGAGGTGGGTTCGACTTACCGCCCCGCTGCCGGTGTACCGGCCTGCCGAGTCTCCCGGCGGGCAGGGCTGTACTGGCGGGTGGCGATGGGGTGATTACACCAAACGGTGAATTTCATGTCAACACCGTTCGGTGAATTTTCACGCGCAAAAAAACCGCCTCGTGGGCGGCGCGTTGAGTGTGTATAATCCACACCATGAACAGCGCAGACCTGATCAAGCACCTGGAGCGCGACGGCTGGGCACTGGCCAACGTGCGCGGCTCGCACCATGTATTCCGCCACCCGACCAAGCCGGGGCACATCAGCGTGCCGCACCCGAAGAAGGACTTGGGCAAAGGGCTGGCGCACAAGCTGCTGAAGCAGGCTGGGCTCAAATGAAGGAGACGACGATGAAATACCCGATTGCGATTGAACCGGGCGGCGAGGACCACGCTTGGGGGGTGGTGGTGCCCGACCTGCCGGGCTGCTTCTCGGCGGCCGACAGCGGCATCGATGAGGCGATTGAAAACGCCAAGGAGGCCATTGCGGCGTGGATCGAGGCGGTGATGGACGATGGCGGCGACATTCCGGCGCCCAGCGCCATCGCGGCGCACCGCGCCAACCGCGAGTTCGACGGCTGGATCTGGGCCGTGGCCGAAGTCGATCCGGCCATCCTCGACGACAAGGCCGAGCGCGTGAACATCACCTTGCCGCGCCGCGTGCTGGCCCGGCTCGATGCGCACGCCCGCGCGGCAGGGGAGACCCGTTCAGGCTACATCGCCAAGCTCGCCATCGAAGCCCGACCGCAGGGCTGACACCAGGCGCAAAAAAGCCCGCTCGCGGCGGGCTTCGATTCTGCGCAGGGCCGCTGCTACGCTTCGCGATCCGATGCAAAGGAGATCACGTCTCCCGCGGAGTCAAAGAGGCGCCCCTCGAACACCCAGAACCGGCCGTCTCGCCGGGCGCCGAGCTGCTCGGCCTTATCAGCCTGGGCGTCGCGGGGATGCTCGGGCGCCTTCGGCGCGGCCGCAGGCTCGATGGGTTCGCCGCAGTGCTTGCACTTGAGCGCCTCCTGTTTGATGTCCTCGGCGCAGAACGGGCACTTGCGCAGATCGTCCGCGCTCGTGCTCTCGCGCCTGCGGATCATCACGCCACCAAGAAAGATCACGCCGCCGACGATCAGCAGAACCGTTTGATGCTGCGCCTTGGAGAGGTTATGCACGCGCTCGCCAAACCCGTTTCCCCCGACTGATGTATCCATCATCACAGCCGTTGCCATGATGCCGAGGCCGATGACGATCATGGAGAACTTCAGCACGCCCATGTTGCGCTCCTTTGTGAGGGTGGCATTTTAACTGGCGACATCGATGACATGCTTCGCCGCCTGCTTGTCACTCACGGCAGCCAGCACATCGGTTTCATCCTCTTGCGCCTCCTGGCGCAGCTCGGCGAGCTCGCGTTCGATTGCGGCGTGCTGTCGATCCGAGAACCCCAGGTCGTCCTGGTGCGGCACGCCGACGATCAGCGCCGCGCGCTCCAGCGGCACGAGCGGGCGGGCCTTCTTGAGCTCGTAGAGCTTGCCGCGCGCAAAGCGCACCGAGGTCGACAGCGTCGAAGGGCGCAGCACCTCGAAGTGCGCCGCGCGCGTGGGCATGAGAAAGCCGAACTGCACCAGCGACCCATTGGGGACGATGCGCGCCTGACGCTGGAAATATCCCTCGAGGTCGGCGCGAACGGTGCGCACCTGGTCGCGAACGCGGCCGATAAAGGTCCGCGCGGCTTCCAGCGCGGGCTGTTCGTCCTGCTCCTGCGGTGCGTAGTCGAGCTGGGCAAATGCCGCCGACAGCTGAATGGCCTGGCGATAGAGCCCGGCTCGCTCGGTGCGCGATGCGCCGCGGCGGCGCTCGGACAGCCAGAAGCCGGTCAGCGGCGGCGTCCACTGCGCTGGCTCATGTTCGAGGGCAAAGTCGCGCAGGCTGTCGAGGACGGTCTCGATCATGTTTTCCACGTGCCCCGCATGCTGCCCGAAGAGCGCCGTCAGGATGTCATCTCGAATCACCTTTCGCACCTCGATGCCGGCCGCGTCGCGCAGCAGGATGGCGCAGGTGAAGGCCTCGCCGGTGCCGCGCATGGGCTCGAAGCGCACGGCGTACCAGTCCGCGGTATAGGCGGGCAGGGCGGGGAAGTTCAGGTCGCGGGCGTTCACGTCAGCATGACTTGGCCGGGGAATAGGTTCCCGATCTGGGCAGAAAGGTGCGGGAAGTCGCTTTGCAGCATAGCGCAAAACTGCGCGGACGCATCGGCAAACACGCGCGGCATGTGATCGCGCGCAGTTTCGGCATGAAGGCAGGAAAAGCCCATGGCAGCGCCGATCATCGCGCGCTTGAGCCGGGCTGCCGCCGCCTCGTCTCCGGAGAACGCGCGCATCAGAAACGCATGCAGCTTGTTCTGCGCAGGGTAGCCGGGGTCGCACCTCAGTGCCTTGCCGTGGTCGATCAGCAGCCAGTCTTTTTCGTTGCGCCACAGCCAGTTCGACGGATTGCGGTCGCGGTTGTCGATCCAGGCGTCGAAGCTCGCGACCTCGGGCGCGGCCGCCCAGTCGCGCAGCGCCGAATAAAAGCGGGCCAGCGCCGGCAGGTCGGGCCGCAAGGGGTCGAGACGCACGGCCTGAGCAAAGTTGGGATAGCCCTCGTCGAGGCTGCCAAACATCATCGCGCCGGTTTCCGGGTCGAGCAGCAGGGCCGGCGGCGCCACGGGTAGCGGCAGCTCGCGCGCCACCAGCGAGCAGTAGAGCTCGGTGGCGATTTCGGCAACCGGCAGCGCCTTGGCGATGACCTTGTGCTCGCCGTCTTCAAAGGCGGCCATGCCTTCCACGGCGCCATTGATGCCCACGCCAAGCGGCCGGGCGCCGGGAATGAGTTGTCCGAGTCGGATCATGTCGCGCTCTGTTTGTTCGGTTTCATGTCCTGGGTGCTGAGGAGCCCTTCCAGGCCCGCATCCTGCCCGCCCGACTCGATCAGCCGCCGCGTCTTGTCGGCAAAGTCCGCGCGCGCGATCCGCCGCGCCATCTGTGTGAGCAGCCTCACATCGGCATCGGGCAGCGGGCGCGCCGAGGCGAGCAGATCGGCCAGTGCGGGCGACAGCGCCAAGTCCGCGCTCACGTTCGACGGCTCGGGCAGGGTGGGGGGAGGGGCGTCGGGCGGCAGGTCGAGCCAGCCGGGAGGGAGCGAAGGGTCGTAGCTGCGCTCCATGGCACGAGCCACTTTTTCACCAAACGACTTGCGGCCCGCAAGCATGTCGTTGAGCTGGCGGTCCGGCTTCTGGAAGCGGCGAGCCGCCGACGTGAGCCCGTCGCGCTCAACAATCGCGCGTAGGTTCGCTTTGCGCAGTTCGGCAAGTTCGTTCATGGCGGGATTACACCAGTCGGTGACGCTTTGGTGAATTCCCCATACGGTGCTTGAGAGACTACACCGTCCGGTGTATTCTTACCCGCATGGACCTCAAGACCTACCTCTTCGCTCTCCCGATGCCGCGGCGAATCCAGTTCGCCGAGGGCTGCGGTACGACCTATGGGCACCTGCGCAACGTGGCCTACGGGCTCAAGCCCTGCTCTCCCGAGCTGGCGATGCGGGTGGAAGAAGAAAGCGCCGGCAAGGTGCGCGTCGAATCCATGTGCCCCGATGCCCATTGGCATGTGGTGCGCGGCACCGCGCCCGCCCACCACGAGGCCGCGTGACATGGCAATCAAAAGCGCGGACATGGGCCGCCGCACCGAACTGACGAAGCGCCTCGTTGAGCAGTGCCGCACTGCAGAGGCGCGCGTCCTCAAATCCCAAGCAGGCGTCGAACGAGCTGCTCGGACTTCTCTGGATCTGCTGCGTCGATGTGACGAGCTAGCAAAGCGCGATCGACTGCGCCGCTGTACGCAATGGTCGCTATCGCTAATTTCATTTGCTCTATCTGTTGCTGCTGTTGCTCTAGCTGCAACTGCTGCTGCGCGAGTTGTTTCGTGATTTCCCCGGACAGCAGCGTCAGCTCTCGCATAAGTTCGTTCATGGCTTCCCCTTTGCAAAGGATGTGTTGGTGGAACTTCGCATCCTACCTGCATCGGGGAAGCCCTCCCTTTTCCGCGTCCACTAAGGAGAAGTCGCATGTCCAACACCGTTGTCATCCATGGCCCGCAAGGCTGCGGCAAGACCCGCAACGCGCAGGCGCTCGCAGCGCACTTCGGCTGCAGCCGAATCGTCGATGACTGGAATGGCCAGTCGAAGATCGAAGAGGGAAGTCTTGTCCTGATCAACTCGATGGTCTTCAGAATCAAAGCGTCCGCATTGCCCGTCGGTCGTCGATTCGTTCCGTTCTCGAAGGCGATGGCCGAAGCCGGCCTCGTCAGCGCGGCGGCTTGATTCGAAGCCGCATCAGCACCGCCAGGCGCGCCAGGTAAGCATTCATATGCGCTTCGCTTTCCGTGGGAATGCAGCCGTCGTTGTACAGGTAGATGCGGTCGAGGCTGTCTCGCCCGTCCCAGTCGAGCTGGGCAGCCTGCTTGGCGGTGATCTGCAGCGCGCAGGCCGTCGGGTGGGTTTCGTAGGTGATCCACTCGGGAGATGTTTGGCCGAGCGGCTTGTAGTGCCGGTTGAGGACGATGTAGCGACCGTCTTCCAGCCGCTGAATGCAGTAGGGCATGTGACTGCTGCGGACGTGTTCCATGGCGTGCTCCTGTGGTGATGAACATGGTGGGTGAGATCTCCAATTCTATCCGCATGGGGCACGCCGCCCGTTTTGCATGCTTGTATCCCTCAGCCGTCTCGGCTGTTCGCGCCGGGTGGCGGGTGCCGCCCGGCGTTCTTTTTCGGCTGGGGTTGAGGCGAGTCTAGGTGTGATGTTTCGAGAAGTGGACTGAGGGAATAACAAGATGACTCACGTAACTCCTGACCGTGCAGACCCCGTTCTGGCGCTGCATGCGGACGCAAAACACTACCCCGGCGGTATCGCGGCCCTGGCGCGCCTGATCGGGCGCAGCCCCGGTGTGCTGCACAACAAGTTCAGCGACTCGATGCCGAACTACGACGTGACCGACCACGAGGCGGACGCGATGGGCACGGCAATCCTGGAGAAGACGGGCGCGAGCGGCTACATCGAGGCCAAGTGCGCGGTGTTCGGCGGGCTGTTCGTGCCGCTGCCGATGAGCGAGGCGGGCGAGGCCGATCTGCTGCAGGCGCAGCTTGAAATGATGCATCGCTTCGGGGAACTGGCGCGTGAGTACACTGAGTCGCGCCGCGACGGGCTCATCACACTCGACGAGGTGGCGGCGTTGCGCGTTGCCGGTAGCCGGGTGGTGCGGGCGGTGTACGCCTTCCTGAAAGAGGTCGAGAGCCAGGCGCAGCCGGGTGACGACGTGGTGCATCCGATCCACGCGGCGCGCTGATTCGGTATGCAGGGGGAAACGGATCCGCTGCCCTGGGCAGACTTGCCCGCCTACCGGGCCGAATTCCGCGCGCGTAATCCGCTGCCCGGCGCCGCACCGGCCGCGCTCGCCGATCGGGCACAGTGGCTGCTGTGGCGCTATGAGCCGGGCGAAACGCCGGAGAAGAAGCCGCGCAAGATGCCGTACTACGCCGATGGCGGGCGGCGGTGGAAAGAGCAGGGGAGCGAGCGCGACCGCTCGCACCTGGTGCCATTCGCCGCCGCCGTGGCGGCTGCGGGGCGGGGCGATTTCGACGGGGTCGGGTTCGCATTCCTGCCGGGCGATGGCCTGCTGGGTATCGACCTGGACGGGATGATCGATGCCGAGTCGGGCGAGGTGGCCGACCGCTGCCTGTCGATCATCCAGGCCTGCGACAGCTACACCGAGTATTCGCCCTCGGGCACCGGGGTGCACATCCTCTGCGCCGCGCCGGCCGATGGCGAGGTGAGCACCTTCAAGAACAACAAGGTGGGGATCGAGGTCTTCACCGGACGGCAGTATTTCACCTTCACCGGTCGCGCCTGGAGCGGCGCTCCTGACGAGGTGCGCGAGATCACGCAGGCGACTTTGCGCCGGCTGTACGTGACGGTGAAGGGCAAGCCGGCGGCCGCCGCGCCTGTGGCTGTGCCAGCCGCGCCACCCGCAACGGCGGTGGATATCGGAGGCGGGCGCCAGCGCAGCCGGGCGGAAACGGTGGCGCTGGCCGAAGATGCGCTGGCGTTTCTGTCGCCCGACGAGTACGCGGAGTGGATCGAAACCGGCATGGCGCTCGTGGAACTGGGCGCACCGGGCTACATGGTGTGGGACGCGTGGTCGTCGCGCAGCCCGAAGTACGCCGGGCCGGACGATACCGCCAAGCGCTGGGCGGGCTTCAAGCCCACGAACATTTCGATGGGCACGGTGTTCGCGCGCGCCGAGGCGGCGGGTTGGGTGTCGCCCTGGGCCAAGGCGCGGGCAAGAAAGCCGCGCGCGCCCAAGGCTGAGCGCGCAACTGCGCCTCCTCCTGCGCCTCGATCAGCGGAACCACCCCCCGAGCCCACCCCCCCTGCGCGGGACGATGATGCGGCGCACTTCGACTTCGCGCCCGCAGCGCCGACAGCTCCCGCGGGGGCGGGGCAAGATGCGCCAGGCGCACCCCCCGACGACGGCGAGCCGCCCGACGAGTGGGAACGCGATCTGCTCGAGAAGAAGGGCGACATCAGCCCGTGTCTCGCCAATGCGGAGCTGATCCTGTCGTGCATGCGCGAGTGGCGCGGCGCGATCGGCTACAACGAGTTCGCGGAGAAGACCGAGTTCCGCCGCCCCATTCCGTGCGAGCGCAATGGACCGGACGCCGGCGAATGGACGGACCTGCTCGACATCACCACGGCCATCTGGCTGCAGCGCAAGTGGGGGGTGGAGTTCAGCGCGAGCACCGTGGCCCAGGCGGTGGAGGTGCTGGCACGCAAGCACCGCTTCCATCCTGTTCGCGAGGCCCTCGAGGCGCTGCCGCCATGGGACGGCGTGCGCCGCAATGCGCACTGGCTGAGCGACTTCCTGGGCGTGGAGCACACGGAGTACGTGGGCCTCGTGGGGCAGCTCTTCCTGCGCGGCATGATCAAGCGGGTGATGGAGCCCGGCTGCAAGTTCGACTACTGCCTCGTGCTGGAAGGCGAGCAGGGGCGGGGGAAATCGACCGCCGCGCGCATCCTGTCCTGGCACTGGTTTGCCGATACCGACCTCGATCTGAGCAACAAGGATTCGCTGATGGCCTTGCCGGGCCATTGGGTCTATGAGATCGCGGAGCTGGGCTCGTTGATGAAGGCGGAGGAGCGCAAGCAAAAGTCCTTCCTCAGCCGGCAGGACGACGAGTATCGCCCCCCGTACGGCAAACGCATCATCAAGGTGCCGCGCCAGTCGGTGTTCATCGGGACGACCAACGAGGAGGAATACCTCAAGGACGCGACCGGGGCACGCCGATTCTGGCCGGTGATGTGCGCAGGGGATTTCAACCTCGACGGCCTGCTGGCCGTGCGCGAGCTACTGTTTGCCGAGGCGCTGCACGACTACCGCAACGGCGAACGCTGCTGGCCCACGCACGACGAGCAGCGCGCGCTGTTCAACCCCGAGCAGGCCAAGCGGGGCATGCCCGAGCCGTTCGAGGACTACCTGTACGACTGGGTCAATAAGCAGCCCGGACCGTTCAGCATGGCGGACGTGGCTGCAGGCCCGCTCAACCTCACGCCGGACAAGCTCACCCCTGCGGTGGCGACGCGTATCGGTATCACCCTGCGCAAGCTCGGTTGCGGGCGTGTGGAGGATCGGCTCGCCGCTGACCCGGGACGCCGTCGCCTCTACACGCCCCCGAGCACGAACAAGGGTGTAAGCGAGATTCGTGCCAGAGCAGTAACGGCGCGGGTTCCGGCTCCGTCAGGGCAGGAGGATCGCCGTGCGCCGTTCTGATCGCGCCGTGGGCATCTTCCCACCCTCCGTTCCCAGCCTTCCCAACCTCTGCGCAGAGGTTGGGAAGCTGCAACCCGCGCCGTTGCTGGGGGTTCCCAACCTTCCCAACCTTCCCATCCTCGCCCCTCGCGTGTGTGTGCCCGTGCGTGTGCGAGGGCGCGGGGGCGCACACACGCCCCCGCGCGTGCACGCGTGTGCACAGGATGAAAAAAGGTTGGGAAGGTTGGGAAGGTTGGGAACAGGCAGTGGTTGTAAGGCTTCTGGCTTCCCAACCTCGGTTTTGAGGTTGGGAAGGTTGGGAATCAAGGCTGGGAAACGCGAGGCGGCGGTGACGTGGAAGCGATGAAAACGGTGATCGACAAGATGCGTAGCGACTTCGTCCGGGTGGCGGAGGTACGCAAGGTGCGCGGCGACTGGAGCGAGGCCGACGAGAAGGAGATCGGCGCCGCGATCAAGGCCGCGGTGGAGAAGGGCGACCCCGACATGATCCTGAGCTGGGCCGCATGGCTCGCCGACCTCTCGCACGCGATCGCCGCCTGGGATCTGATCGTGCGCGGCACCGTGGCGCGGATGCGGACTCAGGCACGTGAGGAACGCGAGGCGCGCGAACTGGCTGCGAAGGGGAAGCGGTGATGGTGGCGAGGATCAAGGTCGATACGAGCGACATCGAGCGCCCTGCTCGCCAGTTTGGCGAGCAGGGCGCGAAGCAGATCAAGTACGCGACGCCATGGATCAGGAAGAGCGTATTCGTCGCCGCCGCGCGAAGCAGCAGCCTCGAGGCGACGGCGCAATGGATGCGCGAGCGCGTCGCCGCCCTGCCGCCGATCGAGACCACGCCCGTCGGGCAACGAATGCAACGAATGCAACGAACCCCCACTCGGAGAACACGATGATCACGATGTCGGACTACGCCTCATACCTGCTCTGCGCATGGGGCGCATGGGCGCGCCGACAGGCGTCCGGCGCCCTGGGCTACCCGCGGGTGAGCCCCATGTTTCGGGATGCGCCGGTGGCCAAGGGCTATGCGTCGAAGCCGCCCCTCGGCCTGGACGTCACCGATGTGCAGGCGACCGACGCGGCAGTGCAGCGGCTGAGTGCCGGCGATCGCCGCTTGTGCGTCGAGGTCTATCAGCATGGCGGCACGACCGTCGAGATTGCCGCGCGCCTGGGCGTGCATCGACAGCGTGTCCCCGAGCGCCTGCGGCGCATTCACCACGAGCTGCTCGGGCACCTCAACGATATCGCAGCAGGGGTTGACACGAGCCGGTCACTTTCTGCATGATTCTGGCAACCTTGTATCGGTCCGTCAAAAGCTCGCCCTCCCCGGCGGGCTTTTTTGTTTTCCAGACCTCCATAGGAGGTGATCCATGCCCGCTGCAGCGCCTCGCCCTTGTCGGCATCCGGGCTGCAGCGCCCTGGTGCGCGGGAGCGCCTACTGCGCAACGCACCAGCGGGCGGCTGCGGGATCGTTCGCCGATCGGGCGCGCGGTACCCGGCAGCAGCGCGGCTACGGATCTGGTTGGGATGCCCGCCGAAAGCGCATCCTCGAGCGCGACTGCGGCCTGTGCCAGCAGTGCCTGCGCGAAGGAAGGCTGACGGCCGTCGGCGACAAGCCTTACTCGGCGTGGTGTGACCACATCGTGCCGAAGGCGGAAGGCGGTTCGGACGCCGACGAGAACCTCCAGACGCTCTGCCGGGCGTGCCACCAGGCGAAGACCGACCGCGAAAAGGCTCGCGGTGCTGCCCGATCCCGGCCGATCCGAGACTGAGGGGGGGGGTGGTCGAAAGTCCAGCCCCCCAACCGGCAGGACCGAGCGGCCAGGCGTCCTTTCATGGGGACGTTTTCGGAAAGGGGGGGGGGGTAAAGAGATGCTCCCTGTGAGCCCCGATCCGACGTCCGGTGGACTTTTTTGAACCGATCACCCGCTTGGAGCCGCTATGGAAGGCGAGAAGCCCAACGTCGTGGCCCTGGATGGGGGTGGCGACGATCTGAAGAACGCGACGGTTGGAGGCAAGCCGATCCCGGCGCCGCCGCCCGGCTCGCACCTCACTACCCAGGGGCGCCGCCTCTACTACTGGATCTGCGAGGCGCTCATCGAGGACGGCCGGTCGATCCGGGCCGCCGGCATCCAGATCGTGATGCTGGTGCAGACCTTCGTCGCGTGGTCCGAAGACATGAAGCGCTGCATCGAGCTCGGCCGCTACGGCGAGAGCAAGGACGGCAACGCCTATGAGCTGCCGCACAGCTACAACGAGCGGAAGGCCCGGGACGAGATCAAGCGGGAGTTGCCCGAAGCATGTTTGACGGTGATGTCCCAGATCGAGGCCCGGCTCAAGGAGAGCAAGATCGGCGAGTCGAAACAGGACGACCTGTTCGAAGAGCTGCTCGATCACGCAAGAAGCCGCCCGCGCGTCGCCTGAAGCTGATCCCGCCGGAGGCGGATTGGCAGGAGTGGGACCGCAGCTACGGCGTGCCGGTGCTGCGCGGCGAGCTCGTGGTCGGCGAACTGGTGATGCTCGCGGTCGAGCGGCATTACCGCGATCTGCAAACCGCCGCTGCGCGAGGCCTGCGGTTCAGCTCCGAGCACGCGTGGCACGTGATCGAGTACATCGAGAAGTGGTTCCACCACATCAAGGGGGCGCTCGCCGGCGAGCCGATCCGGCTCGATCCGTGGCAAAAGTTCTGGACGGCGGTGCTGTACGGCTGGCGCCGCCTGGACGGCGATGCCTGGCTGCGCCGTTTCACGCGCGGCTACGAGGAGGTCGCCCGGAAGAACGGCAAGAGCACCTGGAAGGGGCCGCAGGGCGCGTACCTGTGGATGATGGACGGCGAGCCCGGCGCCGAGGTGTACGCTGTCGCGACGACCCGCGAACAGGCGATGACGGTGTTCAAGCCGGCATTCGAGAACGTGAAGCGCTGGCGCCGGCAGTCGTCGAAGCTGCGCGACTCGATCCGCGTCTTCGAGGGCTTGAACCAGGAGCGCCTCGAGCTCGGCTCGTCGCTGTTCCGCCCGCTCGCCTCGAACGCCGACGCTCAGGACGGCTACAACCCGAGCGCGGTGCTGTACGACGAGTTGCACGCGCAGAAGTCGCGCGAGCAGTGGGACGTGCTGGAGTCCGGCTTCGGCGCGCGAATGCAGCCGCTGCTGTCGGCGATCACGACGGCGGGCTTCATCCTCGACGGGATCTGCACCGAGATTCGCACCTACCTGGTGTCGGTGCTCAAGGGGCAACGACAGGACGACAGTTTCTTCGGCTACATCTACACGCTCGATGACGGCGACGACGTCTTCGACGAGCGCAACTGGATCAAGGCGAACCCCGGCCTCGGTCGCTCCAAGACGCTCGCGTACATGCGCGACATGGCGCGCAAGGCCAAGGCGCTGCCCAGCGCACTGGCGAACTTCAAGACCAAGGATCTGAACCTCTGGTGCAACGACGCCGAGGGCTGGATCGACCTGGCGGTGTGGGACAAGGGCAAGCGCGCTGTGCACGCGTCTGCACTGGCCGGGAGGAAATGCTACGGCGGGCTCGACCTCGCGAGCGTGCTCGACCTGACGGCATTCGTGCTGGTCTTCCCGCCGATCGACGGTGAGATGGATTGGCAGGTGCTGGTGTGGGTGTGGTGCCCGTCCGCGAAGCTCGAGGCCGAAGCCGACGACGCGGCGCCGTACAAGCGCTGGGCCGCCGAAGGATGGCTGACCGCGACCGAGGGCGACGTGACCGACTACGGCCCGGTGCGCGAGACGGTGCTCGAGGCCTGCCAGACCTTCGAGGTCGAGTCGATCGGCTTCGACGTGTGGAACGCGCAGCAGCTCAGCAACGAGCTGCTCGCCGAGGACGTTCCGCTCGTCGAGATCCCGCAGAACACCGGCGGCATGTACCCGGGCGCGAAGAAGCTCGAGGAGCTGGTGTATTCGAAGCGCCTGCGCCACGGCGGCAACCCGGTGCTGCGCTGGTGCGCTGGCAACGTGGCGCTGCTGTACGACACGAACGGGAACTTCCGCCCCGACAAGAAGCGCAGCAAGAAGAACGGCCGCATCGACCCGATCGTCGCCACGGTGATGGCACTGAGCCGGGCGGTGGGCGTGGAACCTGAAGAGCAAGAACCTGGAATCCTGCTGCTATGACCTCTGCGCTCCGACTCCGGGCCGAGCTGCTCCTCGAGCACGATCGGCGCAGCCGCCCCGCGCCGCAGGCCTCGGGCGAGACGTACCCGACGAGCAGCGGCACCCGCGGCAGCACGCTCTACAGCTGGCTCACCGAGGGCATGTCCGGCGCGGTCAGCGAAGCCCAAGCCATGCGGGTCGGCGCCGTCTACGCCTCCGTCGGACTCATCGGCCGGGCCATCGGCGCACTGCCCTTCCACATCTACGAGCGCGTCGCCGATGGCCGCAACCGCATCGATGACGATCTGTGGTGGATGTTCAACGAATCGCCCCATGCCGCCTGGACGGCCGCCAGCGCCTGGCTGTACGTCGCGCAATCCATCCTTCTCGAGGGGGACGGCTACTGGCAGATCCAGCGCGCCAGCAAATATTCACCCCGCATCATCGGATTTGAACCGCACCACCCCAAGGCAGTGCGCGTCAACCGGGTCGACGGACGCAATCGCTACATCATCCATGCCGCCTTGGGCGACGGCCGGATCGAGCGCCGCGAGCTCGACCAGGATGACGTGCTGCACTTCCCCGGCATCGGCTTCAACGGCCTGCGCTCGCTCACTCCGATCCAGGCAGCCCTGGGCAGCACGGCAGACCTCGCCCTGGCCGCCGACACCCATGCCGCCACTTTCTTCCGGGGCGGCGCCCGGCCCGATCACGCGATCGTCGTGCCCAAGGAACTCAAGATCAACCCCGAACAGCGCGCGCTCATTCGCGAGACATGGGGCGAGCAGCGCAAGCACTACAACGAGACCGGCATCCCCCCTGTGCTCGTCGGCGGCATGGATCTCAAGGCCATCACCCTGAACGCCCAAGATGCGCAGCTGCTCGAAACCCGCAAGCAAAGCGTCGAGGACATCGCCCGCATCATGGGCGTCCCGCCGCACATGATCGGCAAGACCGACGCCGCCACCAGCTGGGGAACCGGCATCGAGCAGATGTCGATCGGCTTCATCCGGTACACCCTCACCGGGCACCTCGATGCCATCCGGCAAGAGATCAACCGCAAATGCTGGCCCACGCGCCGCCGCTTTGGCGAGCACAACGTCGACGCCCTGCTGCAAGGCGACAGCAAGACCCGCGGCGAATACCTCGCCAAGGCCCTCGGCGGCCCGGGCTCGCAAGGCTGGATGACCGTCAATCAGGTCCGTCGCCTGCACAACATGCCGCCGCTGGACGAAACCTGGGCCGACACCGTCCAGCGCGCCGGCGCCAAAGCCACCGCACCCAGCCCCGACACCAAGACCGAGGAAACTCAAGATGCGTAACGGACTCCTGGCGCTCCTTGCCGCAAACCGCGGCGCCGGCCAGTTCCGCGCCGAATCCACCGGCGACGGAGAAGCCACCATCTGGCTCTACGACGTCATCGTGCGCGACGACTACTGGGGCGGCGTCTCCGCACTCACGCTCGGCAAAGCCCTGGCCGACCACCGCGACAAGTCGCTCGTGCATCTGCGCATCGACTCTCCCGGTGGCGACGTCTTCGCCGGCCGCGCCATGGAGCAACTCATCTCCGAGCACCCCGGCCGCGTGGTAGCTCACATCGACGGCTTTGCCGCCAGCGCCGCCTCGTACGTCGCTCTGGCCGCCGAAGAGCGGCTCATCTCACCGGGCGGCATGTTCATGGTGCACAAGGCCTGGACGCTCGCCTGGGGCAACGAACACGACATGCGCAAGGTCGCCGACCTGCTCGGCAAGATCGATGAAACGTTGATCGCCACCTACGCCGCTCGCACCGGACAAACCCCCGAGCAGCTCCGCGACTGGATTGCCGCCGAAACCTGGTTCAACGCCGAAGAAGCGCTGGCCAACGGATTCGCCACGGCGATTGCCGGCGCCCCTGAAGCAGCCGCAGCGCCCCCCGCCGACAACGCCAGTCACTGGGACCTCAGCGCCTACGCCCGCGCCCCCGCAATCCGCGCCCCCGCGGCCCGGCTCGCCACG